AGCTTTTTAGAATTTCATAAAGCTAATCCTAAAGAAAGATTTGTTTATGTGGTTCAACAACCAGCGCCTAACATTAATATATTGAGTGCGTCTGATTTTGGTTATCTTGTAATTTGTTTACCCAACAGGGATCAAGCAATTTTTTCTACTGCACCTTATGTACAGAAGATGAAAAAAAATTTACAAGACTTTCGCAAGGAAGATTATTTACTTGCAGTAGGAGATCCTGTAATAATAGGAATATCCACATCTGTTGTTAATGATGTAACCAACGGACAATTTAATATGTTGAAGTGGGACAAACGCGAATATAGATACTATCCACTTGAAGTAGATATGTATCAGAAAGGATAAGATGAGTAACGTAAGAAATATGATGTTAGAAGATTCTAAAGATCTTTTAGATAATGTAGAAGTAACTACTATTGCACAGGAATGTGTAAAATTAAAAAATAAAGAGGATGAAATTTCTTCATTAGAAGAACAACTCAAAAATAAAAAAGCGGAGGCTGATGATATTGGCTCTCGCGTAATTCCAGAATTATTAGCAGAACAAGGATTATCCGAAATTAAATTAGCGGATGGATCTAAAGTATCGGTTAAAAAAGAATTTAGGTGCACTCTTCCCAAAGATCCGGATAGAAGACTAGCAGCCTATAAATGGCTTCGTGACCAAGGGTTAGGAGATATTATTAAAAACAATGTCTTTGTTACTTTTGGAAAAGGAGAAGATGACAAGGCACAACAATTGTTGGACCTTGCGGCAGAGAATGGGTTTGAGCCAGAGCAGAAATCTGATGTGGCTTGGGCAACATTAACTGCCCTATTCAGGGAGCGTATCGAGTCCGGGCTCGATATGCCTTCTGATGTCTTTAGTACTTGGATTAAAGACAGAACTAAAATAACCCGGAAATAATAATGGAGAATGTATAATGGCTAATGAAATAAAAGCTAAACAAGACTCATCACTTGCTTTATTTGGCAATGATGTATCCAAAGGTTTTGAAAATATGACGCAAGAAGATATGGCGTTACCTTTTGTCAGAATCTTGGGACAACTATCACCGCAGGTAACTGAAGGTGATGGAAAGTATATAGAGGGTGCCAAACCTGGTATGATCTATAATACTGTTACCAGCGAGTTATACGATGGTAAAAAAGGTATCAAGGTTATTCCTTGCTACTACAAAAAAGATTATCCAGAATGGTCGGATAGAGGGGATGGTCCTGGTGCTCCAGTGGCTGTTCATATGCCGAACAGTCCGGTAATCGCAACGGGTAAGAGAGATGGATCTAAGATTAGATTGCCTAATGGTAATTATCTTGAAGAAACAGCTTCTTACTACGTAATGCTTGGGACAAAGTCAGGTGCTTTTACTCCTGCTTTGATCACAATGAAATCAACTCAATTAAATGTCAGTAAAAAATGGAATTCTATGATGAAAACCATACAAATAGCTGATGGCAAAGGTGGATTTGCAATTCCTCCTATGCACGGAGTTGTTTATAATCTAGCGTCTACGCTACAAAAGAACGACAAAGGTTCTTGGTATGGCTGGGTTGTAACGCAGGACAGAATTTTAGGACAAGAGGATAAGACTTTGTACTTAAGTGCAAAAGACTTTTCCGGAAATGTTTCTAAAGGGACCGTTCAAACAAAAGCTGATGTAGAAGAGAAGGCTAAGGATTCAACTCCTTACTAAATAAATATGGGGGAAGGCAACTTCCCCCTTTACAAAGAATTAAGAAATGATAATGAATAAATTTAAATCAATATTTTTAGGATTAGAAATCGCTTATGGACAATATCAACCCGGGGAGCGGGGAGAGAACGGCAAACAAAAAGGTAAAGCTTTTATTGTTAGGGGGGACGTCACCGATGATTTATGGAGCAACCACCTTGAAGGCAAAGGAGCGGCACTCGGCATCATCCCTATTACTAAAGACAATAGTTGTCGCTGGGGGTGTATTGATATTGACGAATATAACTTTGACCATCTTGGCCTCATTAAAAGTATTCGAAAACTTAATCTCCCATTAATAGTCTGTCGATCTAAATCTGGCGGGGCACACGTCTTTTTATTTACCAAAGAAAATATTCCAGCATCTTTGATGCAATCAAAATTAAAACAAATGTCTATCATACTTGGGTATGAAGGCTCAGAAATTTTTCCAAAACAAACAGAAATTCTAGTGGATCGTGGGGACACTGGGAACTTTTTAAATTTACCCTACTTTAATGAAATGAAAGGACTGCGTTATGCTTTCAACGATAATGGCTCCGCTGCTTCACTTGAGGAATTTTATAAGCTCTATGATCTTCTGGCTTGCGGAAGGCAAGAGGTGGAGAAAATTGAAATCGAAGAGAAAAAAATAGAAGAAGCCTTTTCTGGAGGTCCTCCTTGTTTAAATAAACTAGCGAGTATAGGTTTTGGGGAGGGCTCTAGGAATAATGCATTATTTAATATTGCAGTATATTACAAACAATCAAAACCAGATTCTTGGGAAGACGAAATAGTAAAAGCAAATATGAAATATATGGAACCTCCTTTAAGTAATAATGAGGTTCAACAATTAATTAAATCAGTAAGTCGAAAAGGTTATGATAAATACAGATGTAAAGATGCTCCAATCAATTCAGTGTGCCAAGCAGGTTTATGTAGAACAAAAAGATTTGGTGTAGGTTATGGTGAAGAAGAAATGCCAATCCTTGGAAGTTTAACCAAGTATACTTCTAATCCACCACAATGGTTTTTAGATGTAGGTGAAACTAGAATAGAATTAAAATCAGAACAAATTTATAGTCCTAATTTATTTGCATTAGCGTGTTTGGATCAAGCTAATTTAATTGTACCTATTCCTAAACCAAAAGATTGGAAACAACATTTTTTAAAACCAATGATGCGGGATTTACAAGAAGTAGAACCTTTAGAATCTTTAAATCCAATGAATGAAATAACAGGACTCTTGCAAGACTGGACAACCAATAGACAATCAGCAAGAACTTTAGATGATGTTTTTAATAAACTACCTTACACCGATGAGAAAAGAGAATTTACATATTTTAGAATGGAAGACTTTTTTAATTTCTGTAAACGAAATCATTGGGAAGTAGATAAAACTAAAACAGGTAATTTACTAAAAAGATTAACTATTAAAGAAGGATACAGTGAAGATATATTTGTGGAAGAAGAAAGAGTTAGAATTAAAAAACAACAACCAAGATTAATTAAAATAAAAACAATGAAACAAACGGAAGCATCTGCTTCCAAAGTACCGTATCAACAAGAGGATTTCTAATGGAAATAGGAATCAATTGGTACGCAAGACTCCAGGCTAAGATTGCCGACCTGGAACATAAATTAGAAGATGTGCAAGCCCATAATAAAGAATTAATAAAAAAATATGAAAACAATAGTATTAGGACCACCAGGAACGGGAAAGACAACAACGTTGTTAAATCTAGTGGACGAGTTCATCCAACAGGGGATTAGACCTAGACAAATTGGGTACTTTTCGTTTACTAGAAAAGCCGCAACTGAGGCGGCTAATCGAGCTTCTGAGAAATTTGGACTAGATAAAGATAATGATCTACCTTTTTTTAGAACTCTTCATTCCTATGCATTCAATCAATTAGGAATGACAAAAGAAAAAATGATGGGCCCCGATGATTATAAAGAGTTTGGAGAAAAATGTGGCATCCCTATTAAGGTTGCTAGATTTTCTGAGGGTGACGGTACATTTAATTCTGATAATGAATACCTCACAATCATAAATACCGCAGCCGTTAAACGAATGGATCTCTTGGACTATTATGATTCCAGAAAAAATATATTAGACATAGAAAGAAATACTTTATTTTTATTAGCCGATGAACTTAACAGATTTAAAAAAGAAAAAGGCTTAAAAGATTTTAATGATTTACTAGAAGATTTTTTATTAAAAGAAACTTTAAATAAATTTGAAGTATTATTTATAGATGAAGCTCAAGACTTATCTTTATTACAATGGGATATGGTAAGAAAGATATGGAGCAAAGCAGAAAAAACTTACATAGCAGGAGATGATGATCAGGCTATTTTTAAATGGGCTGGTGCAGATGTTGATCACTTCATTGCTTTAAAAGAAGAGGTGGATGATATTAAAATATTAGACCAATCTTACCGGATACCTGGAGGACCTATTCACGAATTATCTCAAAAAATAATAGGTAAAGTACAGAATAGATTTGAGAAAGAATATAAACCTAGGGATGAAATAGGTATTTTAAAAAGATATTCTGACATTACCCAGGTAGATATGAGTGAAGGAAATTGGTTAGTGTTATCTTCAGCAAACTATTTTTTAGATGATGCTAAAGATTTATGTGAATTACAAGGTTGGTATTATCAATACAAAGGTAGAAACTCTATTCCTTTAAAGCTTTTATTAGCTTTAAACAATTGGGAAGCCTGGCGTAAAGGTGCACTGTTAAATCATTTAGAAATAAAAAATGTTTATGAATATCTTGGAGCAAGTATCTTAGAAGGATTTAGAAAAGGAAAAACTTTACATTCGGAAGATAAATATAGTCTCAAAGAATGTAAGGCGAAGCACGGATTAATAACCGATGAAGTTTGGTATGATTCGTTTGAAGGACTGGATTCTTTAACAGAGAATTACATTCGTAATATGAGGGCGAATGGTGAAGCTATAAATAAAAATCCTCGTATAACAATGTCAACCATACACGGAGCAAAAGGAGGAGAAGCTGACAAAGTTTTATTGATGCAAGACATCACCAACGCGGCACTCGAAACATTTAGTTATGATCCAGATGAATTACATAGATTATTTTATACTGGAGCGACGAGAGCGAAGCGTGAATTACACGTCTTGGATCCACGAGATTTTAATCGAGCTTATATATTATGACCGATAAAAATATGTTTAAAGGAATGACTTACCAATCACTAGAAAAACAAGTCGGAGGCAAACACTACCGCAATATGAAAATTCAGCCGGCGGAATTTATAAATGAAAATAAACTCTTGTTCGCGGAAGGAAATGCTATAAAGTATATTTGTAGACATACTATAAAGGGGAAAGAAGAGGACGTGAGAAAAGCGATACACTATTTAGAAATGATATTGGAAAGGGATTACTCGTGAGGAGTACTC